TTGCATCTATTTTGTTGTAAGCTATATAAAAGGAGTGATAATGATGGTGAAAAAAACAAAATCCAATTCACTAAAAAAGTTGCAACACTTGCATTAGCAAATTTATTATTAGTTGGTGCACTTACTGACAATAGTGCCAAAGCCGAATCTAAGAAAGATGATACTGATTTGAAGTTAGTTAGTCATAACGTTTATATGTTATCGACCGTTTTGTATCCAAACTGGAGACTTTTAACATAAAATTACTTATCATTCAAAAAGTAAAACAGCATAATATCAAGGTTTATAACTTTATCATTATCAATAATACCTCATATAAAATAAAATTTTAGGGACTTTTTAGGGACTTTTTAGGGACTTTAAATTTAAAATTACAAGTTTAATAGAAACATCAAAATAATCACATGTTTGTGTGGAATGTACACCCCAAAAGCTAGACTGAAAAATCTATTTTTTGAGGTGTATTTTTATAGGTAAATATAATAAATTAGAGTAGACAACTCAGAATTCCAATTTTATAATAATATTGCTTGACATATCAAACTAGATAGTACTATTTTGAATATATTATTATAATCAAAAATTCATTGTAAACTTTTAAACAAAAGGAAGTAATAAAAACGTGAAATTTAAAACAACTAAAGAATGTAAAAGTAATAATATCTTTAAAAGAAGTCAAGAAATTAATAATAGTGAAAGTGAAAAGGGTTGTTTATGGGGCATTAGCATGTTGATTCTACTTTTCTTATTGATTCTGTTTGGAATAACTGCTTGTTCATCAAGCATTCACTTTATTAATTAGATTTTTTTACTTGGAGGTATCATGTGAAGAACCATACAAATATAATTAATATCTTATTAGTTATAGTCAACTCATTAACTCATTTTCTAACTCTAAACACCTCATTTTTTAATAATTCAGCATCGGATTTCTGTTTTATCATAGGGGCTATATTTTTCTTGATCGGAATTTTTGTTGCAATATACGGTATGAAGCGAGCAACATATTGGTTAAACTTATTGATTTTATTTACCAATATTTTTTATTTTCTACACTTCTGTGTTTTACTTTTGTTAAAATATATAGGATTTAAATTATTTATTTATGAAGGGTGTGTATTGTTATTTACCTAATTTATAGTCTAATTGTCTATTTCATCTGCATTATAAATTTTTTCATAATGGCCGCACCATTCTTAATGACTAATGCTGATTATGTATGGACGCCTATGACTACAGTTACGTTATTTATTTTGAGTTTGATTATTTTCTTGATATTTATAAAAACAAAAGATGTCGTTCATTTAACAATTTTCATATTAAACTTACTTTTTTCAATACTTTATTGTTTACCTATACTGTTTTATTTATGAACACTTTTATATTATCTAGAAAATTAAAACCACCCTTTTACGGGTGGTTTTTTAATATTTACTTTTTAGTGCTTCGTCAATTTCATTATAAATCTTTTGAAGTTGATATTTTGCTTCTGACATTTTCTTAAAGTCTTTTGACTTAAGAGCATACATTGCTTTTTGACCTGAAATTTTTATAGTTCGCTTATAATAAGTGTTTAAACTTCCAGTAGCTAATTCATTAACATTTAGTTCATCTAATAACGATTTTAATTCATTAGCTAACTTTTCGTTTTGATATTCATTCGATGTTGGCAAGCTTGTGCTAGCTTGTGCCTCATTTTTATCTAGATTAGTTACTAGTGGTGATGCTAAAACGATTGCTAAAGTTCCCGCAAGTATAGATTTTCTAATTTTCATTTTTTATTCTCCTTAGTAATTAGTACTAATTTATTTTAATGACTAACTAAAAAAAAGTACATTAATTATTCATTAACTATATAGATCTTCTTATTAAATGAAAATTAATAAATTATCAAATTGACATACCTTATTGTATTTATAGAAAAACAAAAAAAGGTAAGCACCGAAATGCTTACCTACTTCCCATAAACAATATAACACATATACATTGATTTGGAAAGCGCAAAAATAAATTTAATATACTAGCCCGAAGGGGAGCAATACATAAAAAATGAAAGGCGCTCCTTGAAAACGCCCAAGGTAATATTAACATAAAATGGCTACTATTGCATTATCTAATTTTATTTAATTAAAACAAATATATAGCACAAAAAAACTAGCCCGAAGGCTAGCTTATGAATAGATGAAAATTTGAACACATTGCTGTGTCTAAAATGATTATAGCATAATTTCAAACTATTCTATAATAAATTAATTAACTTCATATGAAACTTTACACACTTTTTTTCAAAGTGCGCTAAAATTACCAAAACTGCTTATTCTATTACCTGCCTTGTCTACCTCTCTTGTCGCTATATAACAACGTTGTCCATTATTAGCAATATAAGTAATCCATCTATAGCCATTAATGCAATATGCGCCGTCATATTTGATCGTTGCGTTATTGGGTAATACACCTGTAATTCTTGAATTAGTTGAATAGCCATCCCTCACGTTATTACCTTTAACATTGGCAACTGTGTAATAACCAGTCTCTTTTTTATACGGTACATTGTTTTTATCGAGTGTATAACCTGCTGGCACTGGTGAATTCTTTTCATTTTTAGCTGGTGTTTTAACATTACTGATACCTGATACACACTTCCAATAAAAATAACCACACCATTTAAGATGCGGTGTAGCGACTGTAATATTTCTATGTTGTTGAGATATATGTATCGAGTGAAGGGCAAAAAGGATATCAATTGCAGGATAAGTGTTAGGTTACTAGGCCACTTAACAGGCTATATAGTTCACTCCTACTATATACACTTAATTATAACATAAAAAGCACCCCGTAAACTATTATACGGGAATGCTAAAGTCATATATACTACGGGGGAGTAGTATGAAAACTATGCTCTCTATCATAAGAAAAAAACACCCAGTGACATGCTTGGGTGAACAAGGATAGATGTAAATAGTTGATGCATGTGTAACACATCATAGCAAAAAACTAGCCCGAAAGCTAGCTATAACATACAATCTAAAAAGACGTCCTTTGAATACGTCTAGAAAGATTATAACATAAAAAAATAGGCAAGTACCGAAGTACCTGCCTAAAAAAGGATTATCCACTTTTTCATCCTAACTGATTTCTCCCCATAAGTCACCTAATATCTGATTAGGTGGGGAAGAACCATTCGTGCATGAATGAGAATTTGATGAAAGATAATTTTCACTACACATATTCAATCAAGACATTGCTTTCTATAATAAACAACTATTTTGTTTTATTTCTTTTCTATAACAACCTTTGTAATTAAGTTGAATCCAGGGTTTTTAATATGCTCTGATAAATCTGGGACAACAAAACCTTTTTCTGTTATAGGGAAAGACTTCGTTTCTTCTTTTTTCTTATTCTTATCATAATAAGTGACTTCGATCTTTGCGCTTGGATCTAATTCAACTACTCTAAACTCTTTATATGCTGTCGCATCTAATGCCCATTCGACATAGTATTCAATTTTTTCTTTTGTAAGTGTAGTCCCAGGTTTAATAGGAAACTCGACATAATGAGGGGATAGCAATTCATTTCCTTTACCATCAACTCCAGTCACATTTACCATCAAATACGGGCCTGTTGGTTCAAAATAACTCGCGTCATCGCCTTTTTTATATTTTCCTTTGTCGAATGAACTTGATGCACTTACCTCATTAGTAATTGAAGAAAATGAGAATAATAACAATAAAACAGTTAAAAATAATAAACTTCTTTTGAGCATGGCGCTTCCTCCAAATATAATATATTTGTTTTTATTTATCTCTTTTTATAGCTAACACCCTTATTTAAGATGATAAATATCAACAACTTCATTTTATATTGGGAAAATATTAAAAATCAATAAAATATTAAAAGAAACTAAAATTACATTCAAAAATAATTAACAAATATTTAACATTTTAACCTAAGAATTAAAACACTTCTTTCACAATCAATCTCTCATGCCATATCCACTCATTATGATTGTTCCAATAAATGCGACACCAACCATCTATAATTTCAAACACATATATTAATGTTCCAGGCGCGTATACAGCCTGTCCAACATCGAATCTATAGTTAGTACGATTATCACCGTATCTAGTGGCTGAAGTAGCACCTAAGCCGTCGATTTTCGCATTAAAATAAGCACCTTTTGACCATTTAAGGTCATAAGGCGCTTTACTTCCAACTGTTATTTTACTTGCAGATTTACCGACTGCTTTTTGAGCAGGTGGTTTAACTTTATTTGTGATCTTATTCATTAAGCCCTCACTTTTATACTTAGGTCTAATAAAGTGAGTACAGCCGTAATAATTATCCCAACGTAACTTTGCAGGCGTATTTGCGTTACCGTCATAGTTCTGTTCCAAAATTAAAAATTGATTTGTATTACCACCATTAAACACTAAACCAATATGACCGTATTGTTTATATATTCCTTTGGTAAATACAGCCACATCACCTATTTGTGGAACAAACGATGGTGTGTTTTCATATACTGTTGCCATGTTTTTAAAATCGTTATTGATTGCATCTTTTGCATTTCCCCACATTCTAATTTCTAACAACCAATAAATGTAATCAACTGCTAAATCTGCACATTGGTAACCATACCAACCGTCAAAATCAATATATCTACCTTGATACCAACGTAACCTTGCTCTTGCTTCACTGTATGTTTTCATTATTTTACCTCCTAGTATTTTCTTCTTGGTTCTTCATATTCTAAAGCTTGGTGGCTATCACCTATACCTTTAGTAGTCGGGTCTTGAATCACACCAGTTAATACTAAAAATCCTAATATAGCGTTTAAACCGTCTGTTAATTGCTCTGTATAAACTTGAATATCATACCCAATAGCTTTGGCGATGTTTTGAGCAAATAAAAAGATAGCTGACAATATCGCTACCCAAAATGATTTTTGTTTCATTCTAATTTTCCAATTAATCATATTCTTATCTCCTTTTATCCAAAATAAAAAGACGACTAATAAGCCGTCTATTTGATATTTATATTATGGTGTGTTAATTTATATATAGAAAAAGGGCAACATGCGCAAACATGTTACCCTAGTGAGCCCGTTAAAAAGACGGTGGCTATTTTAGATTAAAGATTAAATTAATAACCATTTAACCATCGAAACCAGCCAAAGTTAGCGATGGTTATTTTTTATTGCTTAATTCAATAAGCTTGATTACTAGACCTATCAATGCAATAAGGAATAAACCAAACTGCAACATGGTACTAATTGTAATCATTAGGCGTCTCCTTTCTAAAGATTTCAGTAATGCCACCATAGGCGCCACCTCCTTATACTCAGATAGCCACCATCTATCCAACTTGCTCACTTTTGTATATTACCACAATTACAATAATAAATAAAAAGTCAGTACCGAAGCAATGACTAAAACTTATTTACACTTACCGAACCAAAAACATGTCCAGAAACTATAACCAAAGATTAGTTTAAACATTTTATTCACCTCTCTTATATGCCCATAAGCATACGCAATAATGCTATAATTAGCGACCCAAATATTGTCCCAACTAAACCAAGCACCCACATTTTCATATCACGTATGTTCTTATCATTTTCTTTCTTATTCTTTTCATCTATTTCTCTTTCTTTTTGAATAGCATCTAAGGTTTTATCTAATTTAATGTTAACTTGCTCTTGGGTTTTTTGACCTAATTTAATTTCGTTGAGTGTGCTGAGCATTGTTTTATCATTCTCTTCTAACCTTCTGATGCGCCATTCATGTTCGTGTTTTTTGAACCACCCCAATTCAGTACACCCGCTTTCTAAAAGAATAAAGACTATGAATATCTAACTCATAGCTTTTCATACTGTTTCAGTGTTAACTGTTACCTCTGGAGATAAATCTGATCTTTCAACTACTTCTTTAACTACTTTCACACGTTGTTTTTTGTTAGTTAATTGATATAACAAATTTAACGTCTCCGCAATCTTCTTAGCGTTTTCTTCAGATTTAAAATCTTGAGCATGGTTAACCATTTCAGAAGTTGTAAAACTTCCTGTGAAATCTTGATATACTACACGTTCTGTACTTTCTTTGTCGATTTGTACTAAAATAAACCTTTCTGTATTGTTGATAATTTCTTTTGCCATAATTAAATGACCTCCTTAAATTTTTGTATAAAAATAGTGCTAAGGATTACTCTTCCTCAGCACATTGTTGATTTTCTTTATTTTCTTGTATATACGCTTTTAACATCGCGTTTTCTTGTGTTAACCTCATAATTTCCTGTGATAAATAATGAATTGTATATTCAGGATTAGCTTGTAATCCTTGTTTGTTATCCTGCATTCTTTGACTCCTCCAATTTCTTGATTCTTAGTTGTTGTTCTTTGATAACAGGGATAAGATGAATCCATAGACGATCATACGCTATACCTTCAATTTCTCCTTTGTCATCATACGTGACAAACTCTTTTAATCCTAAATTCTCCACCTCTTCAGCAATCAAACCTACGTATCTATCAAGTTTATAGGTGTCTTCCGATAATTTTCTATCCTCTCTCAGCTCTCTAGCTAAAATTTCAGACTCAGCTTTATCAAACCACGTTCTAATAGGTAAGTTAAGAATAGCTTTTGAATGTTCCAGTTGTTCATCTCTATCGTTATATTGATTTTCGATAGATAACTTGTATTTACGCGCTGATGTCGAACGCCCAATTGTGCCAGCAGAAGTAATATGCAAATTAGCTGCGGACGAATAAGTACGTCTATAAATTGAGTTAGAAGCTATCCTATCTCCTGCATCATCTGAACCTACAGACAGTAGGTCTGTACTCTGTATATGAATATACCTATTACCATCACGTCGTTTCAGCATATTAAATTTGCCATACCCTGCTTCGATTGTTGTATCTCCACCTGTTGCATATCGTCCATTAACAATTTGAACAAGACCTTTATTTCTTTCTTTAGAAAACCTGATACCCGCACCGTAATCATAGTTCTCATCAGAACCAAACATAATATAACCGTCACTCGAATAAGCATTATCTGCATTAGACAGCGTGAATGCAAATCGGTTTAATCCAGGCACTTTGTCTGTGTTTGGATATAAATACACCGGTGCCTGTTTGCTTTTGATATTCGATGAAGCGTAAGACTCCAGAACAACCCGATTATTATCTGACGTTAGTGCAACGACACCACCATAGGAATTGATTGTTATACCATTCATGCCACTATCACTGTAAGTTTTATCCCACCATTGAATCGTACCAGATGAACCACCGTCTTCACCTTCACCATCAATATAAGTCGAAATACCAAAATGTGACATATAAAGTGAACCGCCAGCGGTGTTATTTCTAAATCTCAGGTGACCGTCTTTCAGTCGCGTAAAAATATCGTCTGTTGAACGTTTCCCTCTCCAAGTACGTTGCACAATACCACCTAGTTCAATAGAATCATTCTGTATTTGAACATATCTGTTATTGTCACCGCCTTTAATTCCAATTCTATTAACATTGATATCAAGACCCTCTCTTGATAAATTAAGGCTGTTGACAATATCGGTTTTATCTACTTTATCTCGCATATTTTGGATAAGAAGGTTTATTTCTCTATTACCGTTAATATCAATTTTATCAGCATTTAATCTAATACCACGTGGCCCCACATTCAAAGCTTGAGCCACTCCGTTATCATCATATCTGATTGTTGTTCCATCTGTAACATTTTGAACAATCTCGTTTAATATATTTGAAAGTGTACGATTGGTTGCATTAAACTCTTCTTTAGTAGTTCTTAATTTGATTTCCTTACCATTTTGTATAATTTGAGAACCATAGCGAGTCAGTGTTTTCCTCTGTGCATCTGTGCTTTCTTTGACCTTGTTGTCTGTATAAGCATTAGCTTTCTTTTCAGCGTTTCTAGCCTTTAGTTCTGCGTTTTGTTTTGCCTCTTCAAGTTTAGCTTGAGCATCTTGTATAGCGCGTTGCTCTTCTTCCGAAATTTTACCATCAGCATACGCTTGCGATTCCTTCTCTTTAAGATCATCTTGAGCGTCAATGTATGATTTTAAAGCTTCTTGCGCTTCTTGATTTGCTTGTTCAATACTTGCTTTAATCTCAGGATTATTGGACAAATCACTTAACTGGTCATCAGTATATTGTTTTTGTTCTTCCAATCCGTTTCGATATTCGTTTAACGTAACTTTATCTTTGACTTCACCTTTTAAAGTCGTTCTCTCAGCTTCAGCAGTATCTAAACGTTCAACAATACCGTCTTTGTCTGTTTTATAGTCCGATGTTTTTACATAGTCACGTAATTGTTCTTTTGTGGATTCTCTAGCTGCTTCAATAGCTGATTTAACAACATTAGGTTCTCCGACTAACTGCAAATCTTCATTCACCGTTAAACCAAATTTTGTTGCTATTATTTCCAACGCTTCTTTATATTTTTCATCAGTGTATTGTGACTGTAATAATTTAAATCTATCTGAAATGGCGATTTTGACATCTTCTACATCTGTATAAACATCTTGTAATTTCTTTCTATACTCAAGAAATAAAGCTTGTGTATCTACCAACCGACCAATCGTTGCAGTTTCGGGTGTCATAGATTCTAAATTATTTTTAATTTGATTATAAACATCAATCACAGCGTCTAAACTTGCTTGTAAGTCCGCTTTCAAATCATTATCTACTAAGTACTCGCTATTCAGTAATTCTGTAGCTTCTGACAAAAGACTAGCGTGTTGTATAGATAAATTAATAAAAATATTGTTTAATTCACTGAATAGCGCTTTCTCTCTTGTTATACCACCTAATTTTTCAACATCATTTGGTGTTGCTTCAATCCATCGACCATTCCAATATCTACGCAAGACAGCAACATCAGGGTTACTTGTATCATACCAAAGCATATCATTGACTGGATTTTCTGGCGGTGTATCACTTTTGTGTATTTTGTGTTCAAAGTATTCTAATTCACCATCTACAACATCTTTAACTATAGTGTTGATATTGCTAATATTATCGTTTAACTTTTGATGTATTATGTTCAATCGCTTGTTAAACTCTTCTCGTAATTCTGATTCTTTGAACTCTTTAGGTTGACCGAATGTATATGTGCTATTTTCTGAAATTATGTTATATTCTTCGGCAATAACTTCTGCCTCTACATACAATGGCGGGTTAAAATCTCTATGTTTTACTCTGACTGTATCACCAATTGATATAATCTCGTGCGGATACGTAACTTCCAAATCAGTAGAAGTAATCTCATATGACATAACTGCCGACTTACGTTTATTTAACTCTGTTTTGGCTAAAGAACGCAACCGTGTTTCATTCATATTTTGATCATCTGATTGAGGTTCGTATATTCCCCAAATATAACGGGTAGGTAAGTTGAATTGACTTTGTGCTTCGTCATCAGTCACAACTAACTCTAAACGCTTTCCTTTGTCATTTTCGGGTCCCACAGCAATTAATGCTGTTTTGATTTCTGACATATCAATCTTCCTAGTTAACCCAACCAAATCTTTACCATACTCAATTTCTTTACCTTTGAATAAGCTGTTTTTCTTTTTGAGTACCACATATCTACCTTTGACGGTATTAGAACTAAGCTCTATATAAAAATCCAATACCATTTTATAGGTTGTACATAATTGCTTTAAAACTTCATATCTAGTTTGATAAGAAGTCCATGACGTAGTACGTAAGCCATCGTATTCGGTTTGTTCAGAAACTTCCCAACCTGTATCGCTCAACACATCTTTCAATGCTTCTGAAGTTGTCTTTTTCTCAAATTTGCCTGGTGCATACGGTTTAGCTGTTGTTATATCAGCAAGATAAGACGCTATACATTCTATCTCTGTGTAGCCGTCCATCGTATCTTGAACCCAGTTAATAATAAATTCACGCCATTGTTTGTTTGAATCCCTTATAATAACACGATGTCGTTCACGGAACTTTTCAGCTCTTTCTGATGATATGAGCAGTTCAAGCATTTCTGAATTGTCATTAACATTACGTTTATGAATCGCTCTAACTAAGGAAGGGTCATCAGTAGAAAGGAAATCTATAATCTTGTCGTTAAAATCTAAAACATGTATCACACTCTCATCTCCTTTCTATAAATATCTATCTTGCCATTTAACCGTCGTATCAAAGACATTTTCAGGTTGTATGATTAATTCACTGTACCCAGAATCAACATTGAAATAATTACTTCCAAACGATTTCTCGCTCAACATTGGTTCCTCATTGATGACAACACTTTTTGCTTGCATATCTATTTTCACTAAATCACCTTTTTGTATAATGACATCCCTTGCGCCTTTCGGTTTTGGTAGAATCTCCGTATTGAATGAACCTAATCCATTCATCTCCATCCACTTATAACCATTATACTTCGCACTATAGATAGCTATGATAGAAGCTGGACGCTGATAAAACTTACCGCCATCTATCCACTCTTTCTCATCCATATCAATAGGTTTACGTCTATCTGGGTCTTTAATGTGATCAAATTTCCAAGTTTTAATAGAAAATTTATTACCTACTCTTCTGAGCCGCATATAAACAACGATTCTGTCCAAGTTATACATTATCGGTTTATTCTGATAGTCGTATATCTTTTTGGGGTCTCCTTTTTGGTTATACAACGTAACAACAATATGTCCTATTTTTCTATCATGATATTTATTTTCATAACCAATAGAAGCAAGTAACTTACCATCACTATCATAAATATGTTGTGCTGTTCTTCCGGCACCTTTACCTTTTTGTTCAACAATACATTTATAGGTAATTTGAAAATCTGTCATCGCTTTAGGGAGCCCTCGTTTCGTGCCAGCACCAACCCAACCTTTTGCATCAGGAAAATTAGTTGCTTTATATCCTTCGCCAAGATTGGATATCACAAAGTCACCGCCGACCTTACCACCTAAGTCATTACTTGGAATATCTTCAGTAATCATCTTAGTCCAACCTTTGAAATCACGAAACTCACTATGATAAACAGGAGGCATGTAATCCTTAACTTCTTTGGTTACCTCATCATCACCAACCATAAAATAATCTTCATCATTTTTAGTGATCATAAAGTAACTAGATGGTTTAATTGCTCGGGCTTCAACAATTAAAGGAGTGTCAGCAGTCCCACTATTTACAACTGAAACTTGGTCTGAAATCGCGGTGTTTTTGTTTCCAGTTACCGAGTATTTATAAGGATCTGTTAACACTACTTTTATAGTGAACTTCACTGAACCTCTTGGGTTTTTCGGTAATTTTAATGGACCATCAAAATATGCAAACCAATACCAGTTTTGAGATTTGAATTTAAGTTTTTTAGGTGTTAAATCTTTAATATTGAAGAACTTGACCAATGCTTCTAATATATCATCGTGTGTTTTTTCTCCACCTGGTGACAATTTTTCGTTTCGAATAATTAATGGTAAATCAAATTCGATATCATTTAAATAACGATTCTTAACAATAGATCCCGCTCTACCTTTTACGTTTTCTTTTTCAGTAACAAAATTAAAAGAGGGTATCTCGAACCCTCTTTGCACAACCAGCCATCCAATTGTTTTATTGTCTATTTGAATTGTATCTTGCATTAGATTATCGTGCCTCCTCTTCTAAATCTAACTCTTGTAGATTCGTGACGCTCTCGTTTATCGATAGAATTATTTACCTCATCTTCAAACACATACTTATTAATAACTGGTTCGTAATCCTTATCTGCAATAACTTGATTAGACTCAACCAAACTAACCAAACAATTAATAACCGCATCCAGTTTATTCTCCAATGTATGAATATAGTTTGTATCACTATTACTTATACTTGGATTTGGTAAATTGTTTGGTCGCTTATTTTTAGAGCGGTTATCAATATCGTTAGCAGCTAAAGCTAATAATTTGTGTGCTTCGTTCGCTCTACTTGGATCAGTAGGTATTATCCACTCTGGATATCCTTCTTCCCCTAAGTGATACAATCCGTTATAGACTTTGCCACCAGTAGCATATGCGTAATCACCAGCGCGTTTGAACGCAGCTCTCCATGAGCCTGTTCTTGGTACCCATTTACCCACAATATATCTCATAGCCGATATAGCTTGATGAGTTGGGTTGAGAGGATTATTGTAACCCGACTTTGCGTACGCTCTAAATGAAGGATCTATCATTTGGAACATACCTCTTGAAGGTATACCAGCTCTTGCGTTGCTATCCCAATTATTGACTGCATTAGCTGTATAATTGGATTCACGACTCGCAACACGCATCATCTCGTTAGTAATCCAACTCGCCTTATACCTTCCTCCTAAAATATTTTGAGCAGCCTTAATAGCTCGTCTAGCATTAGCTGCACCATTACCACCGGGTGTACTTTTGCCGCCCCCATTATTCTTTCTTAACCACGGTAACGGGTCTCTATGTCTTCCATTCCAACGCATCTCATAATGTAAGTGAGGTCCTGTACTAAACCCCGTATTCCCCGATATACCAACAGTCTGTCCGACCCTAACTTGTTGACCAGTTTTAACTTTATATTTAGATAAATGTGCATAAATAACTTCTAAGGCGCCCTTTACAATTTTCACCCATTTTCCATAACCACCATTATGAAAAGGCATAACTTGTGCTCTACCATTAATGGTTGATGGAACAGGTTCGTAAATGTAATCAAAATCCAGACCTTCATGGAATGGGCGTCCGGTTTCTCGTGTATAAGCAGCAGTGTGACCGTATAAGTAACGTAATTTACTCATATCTAATACACCGCCATCACCCGACTCTGCGAAAGCATCCTCAAGCCACTTGATTGCACTTTTCTTAATCTTAGACCATGCAGCTTTTGTTATATCGCCAGCAATACCCATACCTTTAGTTAGAGAACTGAAATCAACTCCAAACGCTTGAAGTACATAATTTAAAAGTTTGCCTGGATTATCGATAAAGTCCATGACATCACCAACTTTATCGCCAAGCCACTTTGTACCTTTACCTATTTGATCTTTTGTCCAGTTAAATGCCGATGATGCACCGGATTTAATATCTTTCCACATAGTACCTATGCTAAATCTTGGAAGCGTTCCATTTAACATTGAATAAGTTTGTGCGCCGTTATATACTTTTGAACCTTTAGGTAAGTACGCTGTCGTATCTGTATTAGGCGTAAGTACCCGTTTGCCATTAGGGAATTCAATCATTTCATTTCTGAAACCATTCGGACCATTTCCACGTCCTTTATCCCCAACCGTAGCGAACGTATCCCGCGCAATCTTACCGTTCTTAACTAATCTTGTAGTAGTATGCGTATGTTCAGTACCAGTGTGTAACTTCGGTATTTTGTCCATACCCAACTTACCACCGACCCAGTTTAAACCTTCAATTAATTTATTAAGACCTCTTTTAACAGCGTCTACCATACCACCGATATGATCTTTAATTTTACCAATGATAGATTTTAAACCGTCACGCATGCTTCCAAAGATGTTACGCACTCTATCCCATAAGCGACCAGCTATACCTACAGTGTTATCTTTAATAGAGTTCCAGATGTTTGACATCCAATTTCTTAATTTAGTAAATATATCTTTCGTCGCATTCCATAAACTTGTGAATTTAGACCTTACACCCGTAAATAACGAATGAGCCTTGCCGACGGTATTGCTTTTGATATTATTCCACGTACTAGATAACCAGTTTTTCATATTAGTGAAAATAGATTTAACACTATTGAATAAGAAACCAAAAATACTTTTTGTTGCATTCCAAATTGCCGATAATGATTTCTTGAAAACGCCTATTATAGCAACCCATATAATAGTTATTAAACCTTTAAGTAATCCACCAAAGTATCTCACTACACCTAGAATTTTACCTATAAACCACAGTTGTATTAAATTCCAAATTAACTGCACAGTACCTTTCAGTATCATTACAATGCCGTCCCAAACGCCTCGCCAGTTTCCTGTGAAAAGACTAGAGAACACTTTGATAATACCCAAAATAATATTAATAGCCCCTTGTATTACACCTTTGATATTTTCCCAAGTGCTGACAATCAAAGCTTTAACCGCCGGCCAAATAAATTGCATCACTTGCCAAATCGCAAACATGATTGGTTTAATAATAAAGTTAAAAATAAATTCAAAGGTTGCTTTAATGAAACCAGCTATATTTTGCAAAGCTTGTGTTATTTCTGAGCCGTTCTCTTTCCAGAAAGAGGCTAATTGAGCGCCTATCTCTTTGGCGAAACCAACGATTGCATCAACTACTTTAAAGAAAGTTGTTCTAATCGTATTAACTACATTTTGTATTCCTGCTACAGTTTCGGGTGGAAATATCTTCTCTAGGGTAACCGCGCCTTTACTATCACCTTTGAATAAATCAAAGAAACCTTGTAACGCTAGTTTAGCTGCTTTAAATGCGTTTGCTACACCAGAGATTGCCTGATTTACAATATTTCTAAAAGTTTCTGAACGTTTATAAGCTTGATAGAAAGCTATGCCAATACCAACTAATGCACCTACAATTAATGTTATAGGCAACGTTAAACTTGATATCGACACACCTAAAATCGGAAATAGTTTAACAAGTGATGCGATTTTAGTTCTTAAAAACGCGAATAAACCACTAGCTTTATTAACGTTTATTAACAAGGGTCCTAAAACTGTCATTGCATTCCCCATCACGCTGATAAATAAACCGAACATAAAAACTAAAGGACCTAAAACTGCTACAAATAATCCAAACCCAACAACCGCTAATTGAATTGACGTTGGTAATTTAGTAACCCATGTCACTACTTTGCTAAAAGCACTTACTATAATCTTTAGTGCTGGTTCTATTCTGTCATAAATCGTTAGGGCTAGTTCTTCTAATTGCGACCTTAAAGTTCTTAATTTCCCACCTAAACCAGATTCCATTGTATCGGCCATTCTTTTAGATGCGCCGGTAGATGAATCTATAGATTTTGTTAACTTTTGATAGTCTTCATCAGAAGCATTTATAATCGCTAATGCTCCTGACATCGCTTCTTTACCAAATATTGTAGCTGCAGAACTAGCTTGTTGGTCTTTTGAAAGATGTTTAAATTTTTCCCTCAGTTGGTCTAAAAGCTTTCGCATAGGAATCATTTTCCCATTACTATCTGTAATAGATATTCCTAAGCGTTCCATTTCATTCCCCATAGCTCTAGTTGGACTTGAAAGATTGGTGAACATTGTTCGTAACGCTGTACCTGCTTTTTCACCTTTGATACCAGCATTACTCATTAAACCTATCGCAATAGATGTATCTTCAATCGTGTAACCTAACGCACCTGCTACAGGAGCGACATATTTAAAAGCTTCTCCGAGCCCTCTAACATCCGTATTTGCCTTCGAGCTAGTTTGTGCTAAAACGTCCGCAAAATGACCACTATCCTTTGCTTTTAAACCAAATGCCGTTAGTCCATCTGTAACAATGTCACTTACTGCTCCCAGTTCTTCGCCAGATGCTGCCGCTAAATCCATAACTCCGCTTAAACCTTCCATCATTTGCTTAGAATCCCAACCAGCAAGTGCCATGTAATTTAATGCTTCAGCCGAATCTGATGCACTAAATTTTGTTGTTGCACCCATTTCGCGAGCCTTTTTCTTCAAAGCTTCAAACTCTTCCCCAGTAGCACCTGAAGTTGCTTTAACTTTTCTCATACTGTCATCGAATTCAATACCTTTTTTAGCTGCTACAGCAAACCCAGCAACCACCGGCGCAGTTACATACATAGTCATGTTACGGCCTACATTTTTCATACTGTTACCAATTTCTTGAAGTTTAGGACCAAAATTATTAAAGTTGGTACCAAGTTTTCCCATTGCAGTATTTAATGCTTTCTGCTCTCTTTGCATGTCTTTTAATTCTTGTGTGGCTTGATTTAACTCTCGCTCATATTGGTTTAATTTAGCGTAAGCTTCATTGTATTTAGCAGCCGCAGCTTGTGTCTTTGCACTGTTTTCACCAGTTTCTTTACTAAGTTTGTCATAACTATCTTTCAGCTCTTTAGTAATCTGGGCTTGAACTTTTTGTTTTTTACTCAAACCTTCGACTTTTATCTTCGACTTTTCTAATGAATTATCATATCTAGAAAATTGTGATAAATTAGCCGAAAGCTCACGCGAAACCATTTTCATTTGCCTATTTAAACCTGTCACACCTCTATTGAATCCAGAACCATCTAAATCAACCTTTATGACCATATTACCTATAGGATTAGGCATTTAAAAACCTCCTTTCTTCCAAGATGTAAATAAAAAATCAACCTTTAAAGGCTGATTAAAAAATATCTTTAAAACTTTTCGCAGTTCGCTTTGTTTCAATCTTCGATTCGACAATGTCTAAAAAGAAGTGTATCGGCATGTTAGCCACTTTTTCTGCATCCATGCCTTTTTCTATCAAATCTTTAGCTATTTTCCTGTAATTGTTGTAGACAGCTTCAGGTGTTAAATCTTCTTTTCTTATTTCTGATTCTCTGTCACGAACTTTTTTGTATCGCTAGGTTCCCCACCTGTAATTCGTCCAATTAACTGTCCAATCTTTTCAATACCTTCTTGACCATTTGGTAATCCTTTTTGAAGTTCTATACTGGTAAATTGATTATCAAAAGCTTCAACGATGAAATCCAAAACTTCTTCTAATACTTCCATTTGTACAGCCATGTTGTTTTCGTATTCTTCTTGCTTGTTTCTGTATTCTTCCTGTTCTGTCACACTTAAGTTATTAAATTCTTCTTCTGTTAGATCTTTAAAATCAGCCCCCTTAAAGGCTTTGTTAAGTTTCAAACCTAATTTTGAACCTTGAATTGTTTCAAACAAAGTAATAATCGGCTTCGCTAAATACTTTTGATATTGCGGCTTTCCTGTTTTTGTAAATCCTGTAATTAATTCAATTGATGTACGTTCCATTATTAAATTCCTACTTTCTTTTTAATTTGGCCAAAATAAAAAGAGGGCGTTAAGCCCTCAAAACTTACATTTCTAAATTAGATTGTACTGTAATTTGCACAGTATCAGTTTGCTTTCCTGCAGTCGCTGTAACGGTCGCATTACCTTCCGCCAAACCTTTAACGAGGCCAGTTGATGTTACGCTAGCATACGTTTGCCCCTCAGTCACTGCATAAGTTACTTTCTGTCCAGATGGTTCGGTTGTGGCTGATAGTTGTTTAGTAGCATCAACTTTAACTGTAACTTGTTCATCAGTGACGTTTACAGAAGTGACTTCAACTTTTTCTGTTTTTTTCATTTCTTTTTCTACAGGTTCCATATTTTGTTCTCCTCGACTAGACATGAATTCATCATAAGTTTTACCAAATGTTTCCATGAATACATAATCGCGCCCTGTAGTGCTTCCTTTTTTATCATAGCCAGTAACATGCGAGCTCTCATCAAACAAACGATCAATAAAATTGCCTTCTACGTCGTCATTCTGGAATTCAACTTTATCTTGTTTTGTTTGCCCTTTGATGCTTGAACGAGTGAATTTACCTTTGAACAAGCCAACCCATTCTGAAGACTCATCATGATTACGTCTTTCAAATACAATCGCTACATCTGGCGGGATATCCTTAGCTCCATATTTATAACCACCTACACCTTTTTTAGCGCCATTCAAGAACGCCTTATCGTCAGCAGGAACAGTAACAAATGTTGTCTTAACACTTAGTTTACCATTAGATACAGCAGTTGCTGCGACCATATCATCCCCATAATCTTCCTCGGTATCTTGTGGACGGTCTACTTCAATTTCTTTTAAGAAACGAATACGTGTGCCAGCTCCAGTTTCCCATTCATTTTCTGTATCTTTTAAAATAGGTGCATAATAAAAGTTTGATACCCCAATTGCGATACCCGAAACTCCTGTATCTGCAAAATGTTGTAAGTTTAATTTTAAAAATCTTGGTGCTTGTTTCAATTTTTCAATCATTTAATTTTCCTCCAATTTCATTGATAAAATCGAGCCTTTTGCTCTTATAATATGTCTGAATGACATGACGTCACTCTCGTATAACGGTTCTCTGTAATAACATTGAAAATTTATCACTTTGAGTAACTCAACAATTTTTTCTGCTTGCTCGTTCGGTTCATCTTGAGACCACCAAACATCAATTTGGTAATGGTATTCTCTTGAAATCTCGTTATCATCAGCGTATGTGTCAGGATTGAACGGTAAGGGATATATACGAATAATAGGCTTGTCAGTTTTTTCGTGAAAATGGTCATCTATAGTGTAGTTAAACACATTCACTTCATCTGTAATGTTATTTGCAATAATAGCGTTTCTAATTAATTTGGTAACATTAATCATTTTTGCAACCTCTTAGCAGTATCAAGCATTGTTTTTAAAACTTTGTTTTTCCCTTGCTTTTCTGTTTTTGTTATAAACAATTGTGGTTTTTGGTACATTGTTCCAAATTCTGTTGCATGAATACGATGTGAGACACCTTTAGCGTAACCAATTGTAACGATTTTCTCACTTGTGTGTCTGTCTGTTTTCACATTAGAAACAGCTATGTGATCGCGAGCATGCTTTTTAGTATTCGCAAAAGGTGTATTACTTTTTAAAAGCGGGACTAATGACATAGCCCCAGCTTTGACAATTACATTACTATTTAAATTCATTTTTAAAACTGCATTTTTCAAACCTTGTTCGATGTTATTACTTTCAATTCTTGCCCCCATTAAATGACCACCTCGCCATAGATACGCAAATAAGATTTATCTTGATAATCTGGCTTTACATATTTGATGTTAAATCTTTGCCCTTCATGCAAGACGTAATGCTTATTTGTTGGTTTATAATCACCTCGTGTATCTCTGATAATAATAGTTTTAATGAATTTGCTACCTGTATTGAGATTCGTTTGAGTGTCGGATTCTTTAGATTCTTGAATGCAAGCGAAACAAGAGTATAATATTTTCGTCTTCGGTTTCATCGGATTTCCGTTCACTCTCTCGCTTACATCTTCACAAAAATCTATACGTTCATTTAATTTATTGGAATTAAATTTCATCATTTTCACTCTCCAAAAATTGCTCAAATGAACCTCTCAATTTATGCACCGTACTTAAAACCATATGTGGCGCAAGCGATAAATCCCTATCCAAATAAGCAATACGGTTTTCAAAATAGTAACTTGCTAAAGGGTATATAGCACGAGCAAATAGAGGATGACTTTTAAACCAATCAATATATTTACTTGGTTCATCCGTAACAGCGCTAGCTATTTCATGGAATGCCCAAGAGTAATATATTTCTAATAAGTCGTCCTCTGAATTGTGATCTATTTTGCAATGCTTTTTTAATAACTTAAGTTCCTCAGCTGTTAATTGCATTCAATCACCTATTCTTCTTTTACTCTTTCAAGTATTACTCCATGCTCTTTCAGCTTTTTGTTAACATATTCAGCACGTTTTACTGTCATTTCAACACGTTTACCTGACTTTAAATACTGGCCTTTTTCCAAGTCAGTATAAGATTTCTTCACTTCATACATTGCCATAGTTTATCACCTCTTTATAAAGTATCGAGCGCTTATTATGCTTCTAAGCCAAGATCGCCTTCACCGCGTTCACTATCATCATATTCAATCACAATTGCTGATTTATAATCTAGAATTCTACAGTCTTGACGTACAGCAATCATTAAACATTCTCCGAAATGCATGTAGTCAGTCCATGATGCTTGGTATTGAGAGCGGTCAAATAAAACAATCGCATCTTTTAAGTTACCGATAATCAAAGTGTTATTACCTTTTTGCCCTAGTACTTCATCAGGTAAAATTTCGATTTTAGCTCCTAATAAACGCTGTTGCGTTTTTTCTTTAACATCTGGTTGGATTAAATAGTTTCCTAGCTTATCTTTCATTTTGTCTAATTTTGCAAACATAGTTTGCGAAACAATCGCAACATTATGTTCGTAATTTGGCTTAACATTCAGGTTAATAGCATCTTTAATATCATCTAAAGATTTTGCTTTTTTAACTTCTAATTTCTTGCTTTCTTTTTCAAAACCTGAACTTGTAGAACCCGTTGATCCTTTAGTGATAACATCAATAATTGCTTTGTTTCGTGTTGCTGCAATAGTTCGCGCCATCCATAGTTTCAATTCTTGCAAAACATTCACTTTTGCATCTTCGATTGCTTCACGTGAAATTCGGAAGTAACCACGGTGTGTATTAATGTCATATGCTAATTGGAAGAATGGTTTAACTGCTAATTCAGGGTTTTCTTCTAATTCTTCAACTTTTTCAAGGGCTGCAACTTCTGATTGTCGTACTACCGGATATTTACCAGAACCATTTGTAACACGTTTGACCGTCACATACTTATCAAGATTAAACTCAACCTCTTTTAATTTTAAAATATCTGTAACAATTTCCTCTGGAATAACTACAAATCCTGAGTCTGTTTTTAACGAACCACCTTGAATATCATTGCGTGTTTCAAGATATTCAGTAAAATCTCTAACTTCTTGTGATGTTACCTTTGTGTTTTGAATCGAAATACCTAAATCATTAATGTTTGCTTGGTTTCGATAAGTACGTGCTTCGTTTACTTCCACTGATTGTTGATTGTTTTCTGAAGTTCCATCTTTTTCTTTTAGCTTATCTAATTCTTCTTGTTTTTCTTGGATTTGAGAACGTAAATCAGTAATTTCTTGTTCTAATTTTTCTGCTTTTTCTAACTCATCGTTATTAAGTGCTCTCGTTGCATACTTCACCTTTAAATCAATTTGTCTTTTAATGTCTGAAATCTCAGATTGTAACTCTTCTTTTGTTTTCATTTAATTTCCTCCTAAAATTGGCATAAAAAAATAGACATCGCTATATTCAGCATGTCCAATGGCTGTATTTGATAATGGTGTTCAACTTCACCAAATATTATTTAATATAGAGTGTTTCTTTAGTCTTATTTCTAATTCTTTTTTACGTTGTTCTTTTTTAACGGTTTCAATACTACGTAATGCTGGTTTAACATCAGTGTCTTTGTAAGCCGGATAAGTCACTACAGAAACATCTGTAAGTTCACGAATTGCTGTTAAAGTACGTTTGTAAATGTTTTCTTGTTCATCAAAACGCACTTCATCGCCTTTATCGTCAAGCATAAAACCAAACGAACATTGATTGATGTTGCCTACACGCATGTTCTCATATAAATCACGTGCAAATGTTGTGTTTGGTAACTTACAACGATATTTAAGTCCAACATCATCAGTTTCGAGCTCCAAAGTACCCGATTTTGTCCTACCAATTATTTGCGATGGGATATGATCTACTAAACAACGCACATCAGATAAATCAGTGTTTTCTAAAGCGCGACGTGAAATCGTTTCTTTGAATCCACCAAGATTTTCAGACCAAGTGTCAAACTTTAACGCATACCCCTCTATGACCATTTCGTTGTTATCATTTGAGCGTACCTCAATAATGTTGCCAACTCTCGTTTCCTTACTCATTTTCCTCACCACCTTTCAATTTTTTATCAGTAGCTCTCGATTTATTCATCTGATACTCATCTACAAGTTCAATATTTACATGGTTTAAATCGACTCTGTGAATGCTACCATTACCGCCTGATATTGGCGCTAATCCATCACGTTGTCTAATTTCATCGATATTCATCTTTCCAGAATCAATGTTAATTTTGTCAATTTCAGCTTGTGTTTTTTCATCAACAACTCGTATTTCAGTGGTATCAAATTTAAATTCACGATTCACATATTCATCATTAAACTTAAAATTCAATTCTGCACAAACGCATGTAATATAAGGTTTTAAAGTTGATAAGTAATCTAAATTAGCATCCGTGATACTCATGTTCGCTGTTTCTATGCCGAACTTATGCAATGGAATACCAAATACACCTGCTATTTCTCTTGTTGATGATTTGTTTTCTCTGATAAGCTTTAAAACTTCTGTATCAACTTCTAATTGATCAAACGTCATTGATTCATCGAGTACGACAACTTTCCCAGCTTGTTTAGTTCCACTAAAACTTTTGTGAAATTCTTCTCTGGCACGGTCTCTTGCTTTTTTATTATCTAATACACCTTTCATTTTCAAAATACCACCAGCATGTGTGCCATTTCGCAAGAAATTATTAAGGAAATCTTTTCCATTGTTATCTGATTCTATCGTGCGACTTAATGTGTCTAACAGTGACAAACCATTTATACCATCCAACGAATAAAATTTGATGTCTAGCATATCCTCAAACTTAACATTACGTTCTATATTATTTCCGTTACTGTCTATCCTTTGATGAAAATAATACAGTCGACCTCTTGCGTCTGATTTCAATTCTATTTCGGATGTCTTTCTGAACGTTAAATTCATAGGTTCTCCTGTTTTATCACGTGTAATTTCAATATAGCCGTGCGATGTTAGTAAGGCACTAACAAACACTACTAATTTGAATATATAGCCGTTATACATTGGGTTAGGACGTGTATTTAACAAATTAACAATCCTGTCACTATAATTAATTTGGCCGTTCACTGTCACCCTAATTGGCATGCGCGCCAAATCAGAAGCAATCATCATAACTGCAGTAAAGATGTCGCTATGCCTAATTGCTTCTATATCTTTATATTGTCGTAATTTTGTTCCTTGAAAACCTGGCAAAGTTTGAACCATCATTTGCAAATCATCTTCGTTGTATTGCAAGTCTCGTTTTTCATTTTTATAAAAAATCCCCACAACTACTAACTCCTTTCTTGATTGCTTTCATGATTTAAAATCAACGAAACAACAATCAGTGTTATACCAATGCATAAAAGTCCTATATTTTGACCGAATGCTTTATACACAGAAACATTAACCACAAACAAACCTAATAAAAAAAGGATGCTAACCAAATTAGCAACCAAGAAATTAAAAAAGACATTTATTTTATTCAAGTCCATTTTGTCACCACCTTTAAAATCCGAATTCTTCGCTTTCATATTTCTCCGTCCAATTTTCTTGGAATTCGTGCATTCTAGCTTCAGTGAAAGCTGTGATAATCGAAATAATCGGATCTATTTTTTGACGATTCATTTTTTTATTTATTTTCACATTGTCTTCTCCGTCACGAATCAAAACGGCATTATTAACTGATGTTGTAAGTAACATATTATCGTTATGCTGTATTCTTTCATCTGCAACCCACATTCTAAATTCTTTAATAGATTGTGATAACGCCTTAAAACTTTGTCCCACTTCAATGAGTGGCCAATCTAAAGCCATTGATTCGATTGTTGTTATAAAACTTTGCGCATTCCAAGGGTCATAGCAAACAGCCTGTACATTCAGGTCATGCGTCGTTATAAATTTCACTATAAAATCGATAACTTGTTTATAATCAATCATGCCGCTATCTGATTGTGTAGTCTCAGCTTCGCCACGTTCAATCGCTAATTCATAATTTATTTTGTCTCTCTTAGATTTTTGTTCTAAGTTTGTTCTTAATCCAATGAAAGAATGACTATGTAAAAACACTTTTTTATCGTCGTTAGGGAAAATAAACCCTACAGATGTTAAGTCATCCAATCTCGATAAGTCGACACCTATATACACATCTTTACCATTGATATTAGGCATAGGCGTTATTACTTGTTCCCAATCTGAAATATCTAGCAAGCTATCTTCTCTTTGCGCTTGCCATAAATTGAAGTTTTTAATCAAAATCTTATGATATGATGTCCCTTTTTCTAATTCGTCTTGTATATCAGCTTTTACATTTTGAAGTATAGTTTTTCTATGTTCTTTTGATTCTAAAAGCGGCATTGCTTTAATCCACTTTGTTTCATCTTGAACTTCTTCTTGTGAATCCATTTCAGCACAATATACAAAGTAATTATCAGCTCTTACTTCTTCATTTAAAATACGTTTAATATACTTATACTCTTGGTACATTTGACTATTTAAATTGTCTCCGGCCGTTGAAACAAGTAGGGTTAAAGGATTTTTTTGTAATGTCATACCTGTTTTAAACCTTGAGTACATCTCATCATCAGGCATACTTGCCAATTCGTCCAAAATAACAACTGTAGGATCTTTACCATCAACCGCATCTGGGTTATTGGAAAGAGGTGCAAACACTGAACTACTTAATACATCTTCAATGTCTGTCTTTCTTACGTCTGTTTTTTCACGGATAAACTTGCTTTTACTTCGCATTAGGTTTACTTGTTGGCTTGCCATCTTGAATATTGTTTGCGCTTGCTTATAAGTAGATGAAGCTACATAAATTTGTCTATTAAATTTAGGGTATTGTCCAAACAACAGTTCGTTAACGGACATTCCCGATACGATTAGAGACTTACCTTGTTTTCTAGCCATACTTATATAAGCTTTAGTAAACATTCTGTATTGACCTCTACGCCAGCCGTATAAGCTCCCAACAATGAATTTCTGAAACTCCATAAGAGGCATGGGCTGGTTTGTTTTAGGGTCTGGAAGCATTTCCACAAATTTAATTGCTTTGTTAGACAAATGATTATCCCAATGGCAACCATTCGGCGGGTTCTCCATAAAAGATAGGTGACGTTTACATACTTGAATATTCTTCAAACTTGCCAAAATTTCTCCTGAAACTACCTTTTTTGCGTATTTAGTAACATAATCAGTCATTACTAATCACTCACAAATTCCATATATGGATCATCATCTTCTTTTTCATCAGGAACCATAATACGCAATCGGCTATCAATAGTTAATCCTAAAGTATTAGCTGTTTGTTGCAATCGAATACCCGCTTTTTCCTTTATGTTGAACGCCGGATTAACCTTTTGATTTCCTTTGTCGTCTTCTAAAATCAAGTCTTCGCGCTCTAAAATCAAACTTGCTTTAACAAAGTCACTATAAAAACTACAATATTGTGCTAATTGTGCTTTATCTAAGTTGGAAATTGGCAATTCTTGCATGTGCGGTAATATTCTTAAGTATTCTTGTTTCGCTATTTCATCTAAAAAGTGCGGTGGTTCAGTATCGATTTTAGAAAATTTATTTAATTGAGCTTCTTGACGCTCTTTTTCAATAATTTCTTCTTTTGTATAATTCTTGTTCGAATTTGACAAAAGCTTCTTAGGTCTACCCGCCATAAATTAGCACCTCCTACTAAAAAAACTTAAATAAAGGGAATTTTTTGAGAAGAAATCTCTGCTCCGTTCTCCAGAACCTTTCATTGACGCCCGTTTCATCTTTGGGGGGACTTCCTATTTTTATCTTTTTTAATATTTCTTCAAATCTTCTTTTGTCTTTTGGTTATGGCAAGCATCACACAAAGGCTGTAAATTACTTTTGTCTAATCTTCTTGCCCAATCAATTTTTGTTGGTACAATATGGTCAACCATAGTCGCTTGATTGCCACAAGAAACACAAATAAAATCATGTTCTAACAATACAATTCGACGCATGTTTTGCCACGTTTTCGATTTATAAAATCTTAAATACTCTGGATCGTTTCGACGTCTCAAATCATTGTAATTTTCATTTGCATATTGCTTGTGTTTATCACAATAACTTTCATTATGATTAATCAATACATTACATGTTGGATGACCACATCGCTTCATAATAGACAATGCACATCACTCCTTGTCGACTTTCTTAACATCTTGCACAGTTACTTGTCTATCATCTTTATCATTGCTAATTAACAATAAGTTTCCTATCGATCCATCAACAAGATACTTACTACCTTGAAACAATACTTTGTCTCCTTGTTTTATACCATTGTCTAAATTGATAGTCTGATTAGGTTTATTCATCAAGATAGTGTTAACACTATGACCAGCTATCTCATCCAAGTTAATACCTAACACGTTAGTAAGATTAGCTATATTCCACAATGCTTCGCTAAGTTCATTTATCATAATTCCTTTATCTATCGGTACATTACAAAACATATGCTGTTTAATTAGATCTGTAACATTGCCTGTAGATTGAGTTAAACCTAAGCCGTAACAAGTAATAGATTCATTTAAATTCAATTCATCATTGTGTGTACGTGTAGCTATCTCTTGGTACTTTGATATCTCCATTCTCCACCTCTTGTTTATAAAAATAAAAACCCTCACTTAATGTGAGAGTTCAAAATAAATATAAATGTTTTGCTACACAGCAATTATAATAAAAAACAATATGTAGCATCAAAATTAGTCCGATGTGTACGATTTGTACGATGTGTACGAACTGTCCGATGTGTACGATGTGTCGGTTTCTTGTTGCAAGTTATAAAGTATATTTACTATATCTTTTACTCTAGAATAAAAATTGTCTCTGCCTATATCAAGAATACTCATAATCCTATTGTGACTTTCTCGTTGTTTTAACATTTGTAAAATATGATAATCTTTTTCATTCGTAATGTATTCTTCATATTCATCAATGAACGCTATCTTCTTAATCAAGTAATCGTACTTTCTAAGCGCTTTGTTTTTGTTTATAACTTTCACTAACACTTTATTGCTAGTCGTGCCTTTAGCTTTTGGCATCGCAGATTGATAACCGTATTGTGCAATTGATGTACTTTCGTTATCGTAGACTTTACTGTCTATTATATTTTTCATCCACTTGTAGTTATCTATCATTTCACGTATTTCTTTCCTGTTATACATGCAATACCTCCGATAATATAAATTACTTTTTAATATCATTATTCATTCGCTTCAATTCAATCCTGTATTCTTCTAACCCGTTGTACCCTTTAGTTTTAACTACTTCATCAAGTAGATAATCATTCATATATCTGAGTGCTTGTATCTCTCTTGCACGATCACTATTAATACTGATACAAACTAATAGCAATATAGCAAATACGATAGTCATAGTAATCCACATCACTCACTTACCTCCGCTCGAAAGACGTAATCACTCGGCGCCTCTACATCATCATTAGCCGTCATCATAATATATACTTGCTCAGTTACATACTTACCTAGCTCATACATCGCTATTAAGAATAATAATCTTAGTATTTGCTTAATCATTTCCCACACTCCCTTATATTTTCAAACAACTGACCTAATTTAATAATTGCATCCCTTTTAACTTGTGCTTCGTACTTCTCTTTCGCTTCTTCTTTACTCTCTGCCTCAACAACTGTAAACCTTTGGTTGCTCTTAGCTCGAGTTATGTGTGTATGCTTGCGTCCTGTTGAATCTTTGAATGTTGTGACTAAGTATTGTGTCATTCCTCATAGCTCCCTTGAACTTGTTTGAGCTTACTCATAAAAAACATTACTAAAAATGCTATTAAGATATGCGTCTTTTGATGTTTATCAGCAAATGTAGATGTCACAAAGATAGTAGCAATCAACAACATTTCATATAGGTTTGTGTGTATAGTCTTTTTACTCTTGAGAAAAATAATACCTATGCGATAAAAGAGATAAACGCCAAACCCTATTAAAAATATTTCTAACATGTCACTCACTTCCCCAAAACCTCCTTGACTCGATCTAAGATGTCTTTACACTCCGCTACTTCCGAAGCCTTTTGCTCCACGTTCTGAAACACTCTCAAATTCCTCCACTTGCTTTAGTTCAGGTGTCCATATAGGCACGATAACCAATTGAGCTAGTTTGTCGCCTTCGTTGATTTGATAAGTTCCATATTGTCTTATGGCGTCACTCAAATCGATTTCTCCTTTAATATCAAAAACACCTGGTGTGATATAACCATTCGATGCAATAGCGTCATTCTTGATATTAATCCCTAAATTGCCGTGATATCCCGCGTCTATCTTGCCTGTTTCAATCACTAAATGCGTTTTACTACTTACACCACTACGGCTAGTTAATAGTCCGACATAGCCCTCTGGAATGCTCACAGCTACATCTGTTTTAATCACTGCCTTTTCTTGTGGCTCAAGTACGACAGTTTCAGCTGAGAATATGTCATAACCTGCATCCGTCTTATGATTTCGTTCTGGCATTCTAGCGTTTTCTGATAATAGTTTTACTTGTAGGATGTTAGTCATTTTCCTGCTCCTCCTCATCAATTCCAGCCAATTCATACATAACGCTCTCCATACTTTTATCTTTTAAATCTTCTGACACGAATACCTTTAAATCATGGAATTCTGTAATTATTGTTTTTTCGTCTTGGTCGATGTAAATTTCTAGCGTACCATCAGCCAAATTAAAAATAGCTTTATCTTCATTTTCTTTGTATCCTTTTTCTTTTAATTTCTTCAAAGATTCATTAATTTTCATTTTCCTGCGCCTCCTCATATTTATAGACAACTTGACCCGTCATAATTCCTACTGCTTCATCAAGTTCAATACCTTCTTTAACTGAATGTTGAATAGCATTTGTCATTCCCTCAAGTATTTCATCAAACGCTTGTGCTTTCTTATACACGTCCTCAATCTCTTTTAGCAATCCCTCTGTATCATTACCGTTATATGCGCTAGCACTGATAACGGATTGTTCAATTTGTTCACGGTTATTCATTAGTGTCATCCTCCATAAAAATTTTATTGTTTAATTCCATTCCAAATTTAACTCTTTCATCATCTTTGCCGAATTCGTTTATTAAATCTTTTTCAACGCTCTTGCAATATCTATCCCATGCACTTGCTTTCTTCTCCAGCTCTTTGTTGCGCTCTCTTAACTTAGCTATATCTCCAATAAGCTCATCACGTTGCTTCAAAAACTTGCTTGCTTCATCAAACCAGTATTCACTTTGCTTTTCGTAATATTCTTTTGAACTGTGTTCCATTATTTAATCAACTCCCCATCTTTCCAGATTAACGTCATAGTTAGGTCGTCGTTTAAGATATAGAACGCTTTGATAGGGAAACATCTGTCGTCATTTAAACTTTCGTTTATACTAGTATTCCTATTTGATGTAGGACTATATTCTCCTTCTGAGACCTCGAATACTTCAAACAACCTATCAAACTTAGTCTCTTCTGTGATTTCCTCTTCCACTTCGACTTCGAAAGGAGCATCAAGTGGCACACAGACTGATGTCGTACACTCATTTGTGTCCTTTTGAAAACGAACGATGCCATCGCCGTTACCTGTTGTAAAAAAATTTTTGCCCTTTGATAACTCCGGATTACTTCGAGCCCATTTAATTAATTCATCTAATCTCATTTCTTTTTTAACTTTGATTTTCATTATTTCCATCTCCTTAAAATAAAGTTAGTTGCTTCTGTTCCTCATATTCCAAATCCTGTTGCTTTATATATGTTTCAAGCTCTTCAGCTGTATCAAATGTCTTTTTCACGCCTTGCCAGCCTGGTACGATATGCCCGTGAAAGTAATAAGTGCCGTTTACTACATGGATATGTGCCACTCGTTCGTTATCCTGATACAGATATCTCTTAGAGCCGAAAAATCGGCTTAAGTATTCTTTGCGTGCGCTATCTGTCATGGTCTACTTCTTAACTTTCACGAATATGTCGTTTTCCATCAGGTAGCACGCATAACGTCCTCTTGAATGTTTCTGAGGAACATTAAACAAATGTGGCTTCTTTCTTCTTAGCTCAGCTTCTTTACGTCGTTGCCTAGCCATTTCACGCTCTTTGCTCTCTCGCTCCATGATTTTGGATAACACGATTTCTTTATACTCAGCTAGGCGCATGCCATAAGGTGCGTTTAAGGCTTCTAACAACGCCCAGCCACCTCGTACTCTTTTTGCAACCATTCCTGGAGTTAAACCATTCTTTTTTATCAATTCATTTTCATGTTCGGTAAATTTATATGGTTTACCGTTAATCTTTACGATACTCATTTATTCCACCTCTATATATGCATGTCTTATTTTTATGTCGTCATACTTCAATAACTCATCTGGATTTTTATCTAAACGCTCTGCTAGCATATCTTTTTCATCATCCACATCATCGAAATGATGATATTCAACTTCTGTAGGTATTCTTATATCAATCGTTGCATTTATATATGCTTGTTGTTGCATTAAATCACTTCATTTCTCTTTTTCTTTTACGTCTGACTTTCACTAAGTCCTCATATACCATCCATTCTTGACCTGTGTATTTAGGCGCTTTACATATCCACGTTAAATTCACATCTCTATACTGATATCTGAATATCTTCGCTTTGATGTTGGCAACTTCAGTCGCCTTACCTTTAACGTCTATAACTTCAACCAGTTTCCCTTCCTTCCACAAAGAGAAATCGGCTATATACGTAATCGGTCTTTGTTTCCCGAATTTAGGTTGTAATTCAAATTTCGGTTGTAGTTCGATACGATCATAGTTAGTGCCATTCATATTACTTTCTAAATATTGGTAATATTCACATTCTACTTTGCTGTCAAATACAATCCCTTTATACTCAACTTTCTTAGCGTTGTATTTACTCATCGTGCACCTCTAAATATCAAATATCGTTGCTTGTAATCCTAGTTCTTGCTCATATAGAAGCCCGTGAGCGCCTTTGAATCGTTTTAGGTCACTATCAGTCATAATTTTCTTTTCGTCGCTGAAATGGGCTCCTGTGAGCGAATAAACTTCATTTACGTTGTCTTTATACTTGATGACCTTAATATCTTCCGTGCCATCTTCTCGGTATAAGTAATATTTTTCTTTCGGCATTTTTAACACTCCTTAATGTGCGTTTTCTTCCAATTGATTTCATTCATAATTTTCTCTTCAACTCTGTCGTAATCATCGAAAGGCGATAACTCGTTATTGTCTAACAATCTGTTGACTGCCCAACCAGTCTCGATATATACATTTGCTACAATCGGGTCGTTTTGCTTTGTCTCTTCATACATCGATCTCAATAAGCTTTTGAATTGCATGATGTTCATGTGAAAAACCTCTGCGTCTTCTTGTAATACTCAAATTCAATTACTCCAGTTTCGCCGTCTTTGTTTTTAGCTATGTTACATTCAACAATAGACTTGCCTGTAATACTGTCATCTTCGTCACGGTTATAATAATCATCGCGATAAAGTAGCATCGCTAAACTCGCATCTGCTTCTATTCCGCCTGATTCTTTCATGTCCGATAGCATTGGTCTTTTATCCTGTCTAGACTCGACACCACGATTCAGTTGTGAAAGTAGTACGATGATTGCGCCTGTCTCATTAGCGATTATCTTTAAGTCACGTGATATCTTTTCTACTGCTACACGTCTATCAACTTTCGCATCAGTATCCATCAGTTGAAGGTAATCTATAAAAATAACTTGTTGACCGTCTGAATGCCTCATTGCTTGTGCTCGCACATCTTGCGGTGTGATATTACTTTTATCAGAAATATCAATGCCTAATTTCATGATTTTATCCATCGCATTCGTTAACTTTGTTAAGTCATCCGGCGTTAAGTTCCTGATTTCTTTTATCTTTGTTAACTCAATACCAGTAATTGTTGATAACATACGTTTCAATACCGATGTGCCGGTTGTTTCGAGACTAAAGAAAGATGTTTTGTATCCATTTTGTGCTATGTTCAGCATCATGTTTAATGCAAAACCTGTCTTACCCACTGAGGGACGCGCTGCGATGACGATTAATTGTGATGGTTCTAATCCCCCTATTTTGTAATCCATTAGCTTGTAACCCGTCTTAATTTGCTTCTTAGGGCTATCGCTGTATAACTCTTCAACAAACTCCTCAACAAACTTCTTGGTTCCATCTTCTTTTTTGTTAGTAATTGTTTTTAAATCCTTGAGTTCATCAATCAAGTTGTTAAAGTTTTGGTTCGTAGGTTGTTGTTTGAACTCAGTTACCAATTCGTTAGCTTTGTTGAGCTGATAACTTTCCAATAATTCTTGTTGATAACGTTCAAAGAAGCCGTATCCAATGAAATCGGAGTTGTAAAGTTTAGTTATAGTATCTGCATCTAAAAATTCTTTATCTTTAGTTGCTTTTAAATAGATTTCTTGATGATCTATCTTTCCGACGTCCATTACATAATTGAAAAAGGTTTTAAACTTTTCGTTCGTAAACATGTAATCTTTAACTCTTATCTTTTCTAATACGTCCGGTTGTTTAAGTAGCGTAGCGATTATTGTACTTTCAATTTCGAATTGTCCGTAATTCATTCGTTTTCGCCCCCAAATTCTGCCAACTTATTCATGAACTTATCTAGCGCTATTTTTCTTTGTCTGACATATTCGGGGTCATTCTGCATTTTCCATTGGTGTGTAGCGGTTTCGTTATCTACTGGCTCGATAGATACTTTTTTAGGTTCCTTACGCATGATTGCTGGTAAGTTAGGCGGGTACGGGTTGTTACTGTTGATATAAACATCTACCGCTTTTACAGTTGGTTGATAATCTCCATTTTGACTTAATACATCAATCCACATTTCTAACTTCGGTTTATCAAAATCAATGTTGTATACGTACCTAACTTTTTTAATAATTTCTAATGCTTGTGTTTTGCTCATCGGCATTAGTCATCACTCAATTCTTTTTCCATTTGTGCAATGACATCATCAGTAGTATTTTTTCTAGGTGCTATTTTATTTTCTGCATCTTCTTTTGTTTTGACATTCTCTTTAGCCCAGTTGTTTAAAACTTTAATTAAATAGCCACCATGCGCACTTTTGCTTTTAGTGTACTCAACACCTACTTTTACAACTTCAAAAGCGTTTGTACCTATATCATCAATAGCAAACCCTAATTGCTCCATTTGATTAGGCGTTAACTTATCATCTAAATTTGCGATAATGTATTTTATTGAAGATGAGAAGACGACTTCTCTTTCTTCTTTTTCTTCTTCTCTTTCTTCTTCTCTTTCTTCTTCTCTTTCTTCTTCTCTTTCTTCTTCTTCTTCTGTATCGTTACGTGACGTTACGGTAACGTTACTTTTTTCTTCTAGTAACTTTTTTTGTCTCTCTCGATAGCGTTGTTGTCGCAATTTATTTTTTTCTTTATGCTTAGCTTTGCTATCTAAGCTTTGATGCTTCTCCCAGTTTGTCACTTTTATGACACCATTAACTTTTTCAATCATGCCTAATGTCTCAAAAGTCTGAATCGCTAATCTTATTGAGTTAATAGGTCTATTAAATTCATTTGCTAACATTTCTTCGTTATATGGCAAGTTTTCAGATAGCATAATGTAACCTTGTTCGTTGTACTTTCCTGATAAAGTTAGCAACTTAACCCAAATAGTTATGATCGTATCTCTTTCAGGTAAAGCTTCGATATATTTGATTTTGCTGTCATCAAACATGCCAACTTTAAGTTTTATCCACGATACTTCTCCCATTGTTTTCTCCTTTCAGCATTTTATTGAGCCTCTCATCAACTTTTATCCACGAGTCATGCAAGTGGTATTTATCATCAAACGACTTAACGCCAATCGCATGTTGCTGGTTATGATGTTCGCGACATAACGCTAATACATGTTTGTCGTAGTGATTCATCTTGTTTCTGTTCATGCCTCTACCTACTGCTTCGTAATGCGCTAGGTCAGCGTGAGGCTTTCCGCATATTACACAGTTGCGGTTAACAGTTGACCAGTATAAGAATGATTTATCTTGTTTCAGTAGATTACTCGTTTTGTAGCTAAGTGGTATGTCATTGTAGAACGTCCAGTCAAGCGTTGCTTCAATGATTTGACTTGCTTGTGTTCTCGTACAATTACTTAGCGAAATACGTTCATCATAGCCGTAGTACGTTCTTACAAACTCGATGAACATATGTCTCATATAGTCCATTGGTTGACCTGTATGTTCTTCTATGTCTTTGACAAGCGCGAATATTTTTCGACGTTGCTTGCCGGTAATTTGAAACGGATCTATAACGTTTACATCTACTTCTACATCAAACCCGTTATCAAGTAGTAATGTTTCTTTATTGCCTAATTCAACATCCGAGATGACAACTGTTGTTGTGCCGTCGTCTTGAGTGATATAATTTTTGATTTGAGCCATTTAATCACGTCCTAGAAAGGTAAATCATCGTCAGTGATTTCTATAGGACCATTAGCATTAGCAAACGGGTTATTTGATTGTTGTCTATTCTGTGGTGCGTTATATGAACTGTTCTGTTGTTGATAATTGTTGTTTTGTTGTTGGTTGTTATTCTTCGTTTCTAAGAATTGAACACTGTCCGCTACTACTTCTGTAACAAACACACGTTGTCCGACTTTGTTTTCATAACTGCGTGATTGTAAACGTCCATCAACTCCAGCCAATGACCCTTTGGATAAATAATTATTTACATTTTCTGCTTGTTTTCTAAAAGTTACACAGTTAATAAAGTCTGCCTCACGTTCTCCTTGAGCGTTAGTAAATGTTCTGTTAACTGCGATAGTGAAAGTGGTAACACTCACACCATTTGGCGCTGTTCTATATTCTGGATCTTTTGTTAAGCGTCCTACTAATACTGTTCTGTTTAACATTATTGTTTTCCTCCAGTAATTGTTTTTGCGTTGTTTCGTATTTTTTGAATAGCTTCTGCTGCTTGTTTTTCTGTTAATTTATAGTTATTTATGTCGAATTTTTGTTCTACTATATTTTGTGGAGCTTCTTTATCCGTGCCCTTTATCAATTTAGTGAAACTTATAACCTCTTTCCTTAAAATCCCTATAGTTTCGCTACTTGCCCATTGCGTTCTAGTTTGCTGTTTTGGATTATTATTTTTTCCACTTGCTTCATTTCCGTCATCATCTTGGTCGCTAGTAATACCGAAAATCGCGGATAATGAATAACGTTTAAGGTAGCTGATTAACGAGCCTGCGCTTTGTGGCGTATTCTTTTCTGCATTCATAAATACAGGATCATACTCGATATATTCACCGCTTTCATGCATAAGCATTGTAGCGACTCCTACGCGCCCGTCTACATCGTTCAAAGCCCATTGAGTATAAGACAGCCCATGAGGTGTTGCCGCCTCGTCAATGGCTTCTACAACGTTCTCAAGAGGTACGTATTTTGATTTGAAAAATGGATTATTTTTATCTTTGAGCGGTTGTTTTACTTCCTTACGAAATGCAACCATAGCTTTATTTATTTCAACAACTGTTTCTGATTTGTTCATCACTTAATCACCAGACTTTCTGTTACCTTTAATTCAGCGCCAGGAATATCTTTCCCAGCTTTCAAATCATCGATTAGTTGCTTAGAATTAAGTTTCGGTGCTTGTGATAGCCAATAATCATTTGGAATAAGCTTTTCATCGATAATATTTTTACTAGCCCCGTTTTTGCGCTTGTAAATATGATTGGTAGCTGTACGGTAACTATCTACTTCCTGTGTTTCTAACATCTCTTTTAAGTAATCTCTTAATCGATCAGTTAAATTTTGTTTTTGTTTTTTTAAATTTTGAAGTCGCTTAATCTCTTTATCTATGACATCTATGTCACCTAAAGTTTCACGTCTCCAATTGACGATGTTATCTACTTTTACATTCATTTCTGCTTGAATAGAGTCTAATGTATCTTTTAGTAATGTTTGGTCTAATTCATCTTGATCAGACAACTCTTTAAATGCTTCTGATAACTCATATAGATTAGCCATTTGTTAATCCCTCCTACCATCTCATGACTAAGTTAATTAGTCTGTCCTGTTCGTCTGTGTTCTCTTCAATCCATTCATCTATTGCTTGGTTGAATAAGTCTGATGCCATATCTAAGTCATTCTCATCTACGACATAAGCATGTTTAATTGGTACGTTGTTCATATCTTTAACTTGTATTGATATGCCCATATGACCTTTTAAAATGAATAGCTTAAAATCGAATCCGTTAACATGAATATTTTTGCGTATGATATCGCCTATTTCGTAATACATTGTTTTAGTCCTCCTTGTCGTCATCAATACCGAGAAATTTTTGTGATTTACACATTTGGAGAACATTGACAATGTCTTTATAACTCTTAGTGCTATCCAATAAGGAAGCAAGATCGAAAGTATGACCAATCACAGAACTTGAACCTGCTAAATAATCTCCGTCGATAACTCCTATTGATGAGAAAAGTAAAATATCAAATTTACTTTCTCCCTTAATTTCTTTCGCTAATTCATACAATTCTCCGCTTTTTTCAGATAATAAGTCTTTTATTTCGTCCTGCGTCATGTCTTTATAATTTTTAGTCATAGTTGACTACCTCCGTATATTTTGATTTAATTAAGTTGTATATTTTGATAAATGTTTGTCACTGTTACTTGTTGTCGCAAGTAGCAGTTTTTTTATTCTTCATAAAAATATTCCTTATAGAATATGAATGTTGCGATACTTGCGAATCCCGCAATTGACCATGCAGTAGTGAAGTATAGAAACGGCATAAGTACAATTGCTAAGACTGTAAAGCACAGTACTGCTACTAGGTAGCTTTTATAAATGTTGCTCATTTTATTCTCTCCTTATATATTTCATTGAAATGCTCATCGACGAATTTATTCATCTTTCTTGCGTTAAATCTCCAGCGATTAAAATTCTCATCTGGGTAATGCACAATTCCTTGCGCTCTTAGTTCTTTTTCAAATCTAGGATGAAATAGTAATCTGTCCTTGATAGTCTCATCAGATGCAATTTTTAATTTCTTCTTTAAGTCACTCATGTTCCATACAGGGTCTAATGAATAACCAATTAGCTCATCATATTCATCTTTTGTGATAAGTACATGTGTTTCAGGTATTGGAACGGTTACGTTTAATACATGTGGCATTTCTATCATTCCTTTCGTGTATAATGTTGTTATCTCCTACAGAGAGGAGGTGAATATTATGAAAAACTACTATCACCTTTTGTCTTTCGATGACGATTTAGCTAATGATGCAGCTAACGATCTGTTAAAAGAAGGTTGGGATATCGTTCATGTTGGTACAAAATTAGTTAAAATTTTGGATAATGGACAAGCGTACTACAATACTGAATACGTTCTGGGCGGAACTAAAAATCAGTATGAAAAATATTTAGAAGATTGCCAGCAGTCCGAGTTAGATTATTTTTAACTTATGTTTTTCTGCGGTTATTAGCTAAATACTTTTGTTCTCTATCAATTAGGTAGAGAACTTTTTTAATTTCAGTGTAAGAAAACTTTTCTAGTTCAATACATTGATTAATTACAGACATTAAATTCTTTTGTTTATTATTTAAATTCTTCTTTTGGATTTTTAAAGAATAAAGTTCTTTCATATCTTCCATATTGTTTATGCTCCTTTCTGCTATACTCCTATTAAGGAGGTGAATTCGTATGAAGTTAAAACACGATTGCATACGTGAAGTTCTTTTAGTTATAGAGAGTGATTTAAAATTAAATAATGTTCTAGATAATGAAGACCTAGAAAATACAATTAAAAATTTCTCACGTGAAGACATCGAATACACTGTTAAACAATTGACCGGTGCAGGTTATATAGACGCTGAATTCTATATGGAAGGTTATTTTGTTAAACATATGAATTTTTCAGGTCACAACCTTTTGGATGATGTTAGAGATGTCGAAGTTTGGAGAGAAACTAAAGCTAAAGCGTCAAAAGTTTCTTCGGTTTCAATCCCTATAATTCAACAAATCGCATCGTCAGTCGTTAACAAGATGCTCGGGCTATAGTAATTTAAATTCAACACCGTCTATTTGAACGAACAGATTATCTAAGTCAGGTATTTTCTTTTTATATAAATCAAACCTTGATTTGATATCTGCTAATAAATAATGTTCCAAATTCCCAATTGATAATAGTCGTCTATTACCTTCTTCGTCATAGTAGTAATAGATGACTTTTTTGTTTTGAGCTTGCATTGTTCGTTCCTCCTTTTAAGATGTTTGTTTTTCTCCTAAAAACTTATTAACAAAGTATTGTTGTCCTTTGCCTGTTACTTTTGGCGTCTTACTAATTGATGTGTGACCGTCCGAATGTGTGATTGATGTTTCTTTAATTTCGAATAACTCACGTTCCATTGAATACTGTGTAGGCATGTTATAATCCACACCCTTGCGTTTAATAAGGAATCCGTTTTGACGTAACCACTCAAACAATCTGCGTTGCCCGATGTTTATACCGTTTTGTTTAATGATCTTTGCTAACTCTCCAACTAAAATTGATGTCTTAGTAGTAGCTACTGCATCTGCAAATACAATTTTTGGTTTATCACGTTCAATCTTTGTTTCTAATTGATTGATTGTGTTGTTAGCAATTTTTAAAGCACGTTGCATAATCATTTCTGGGCTATTCCATGCTTTTTCAACTTGGATGAAGTATTGTCTTGCACGTTTACCAGGTTCACTACGTTGAATCATTGCGATTTCTTTTGCAGTGTCTAGTGTGAGAATATGATTAACTTGTTCATAAGTACGCGCCCTTTTTTGACCGTGTACTTTTTCAACTTGCGAAATAAAATCTATCCCGTTTTCAAAACCATATTCCGTCATTCTTTCGAACCACTTATCGTACCTAGTTGAAACTTCTAATGCTTGATGAAGTTCTCGACCGCTGATTGCGATTTCTCCATTTTCTTTTTCTTGAATATTGAACATTTCTCCGATGTTCGATTTTGTTTGTAATGCTTGCATATTGTTTATGCTCCTTTCGTGTATAATGTTGTTATCAACCTAAGGAGGTGATAAGTATGGACATAATCGCGATTTGTATCGCAATTTTTAGTTTCTTACTGACTGCACTTAAATATTATTTAGACTATATGAAAGATTCTCTTAACATCGATGTTATACCTACCAGAAGCTTTAATTACTTGGTCGATGACAAATCAAGTTACAACGATATAACATTTATTAATTTCACAAAGTTTCCCATTTCTGTTATTGACGTTGAATTTGATATTAAAAATAAAGTAAATGAACAAAAAACGTTCAAACCTATACGATATAAAGATAAAAACTACTCCATTCCATTTACTTTAGGACCTTATGAAAGTGTAGAATGTACTTTTTTGCTCGAAGAATATCCAGTGATATGGGAATGGGATGTGACTATCAAAGTCACTACCAACAAAGGAATCTATATAAAGCCTGTTATCATAGAATCGCGGACAGAACACCGAGAATCAGAGCCACAAGTGACAGAGTTAACATCAGCAAATAAGGTAAGTGCTCTTTCCAACCCCAAGGATGGTTTTTTAAAGAAGTTTTTATATCATTTAAAACCTTAAACATTTAAAATCCTCCCTTTCCGTCACTCTTTAATTGGAGTGGCGTTGATTTTTTCGTCTAACTTTTTCAATGCTAATTTGTAAATAACTGAAGCATGTTCGGTTTTAAAATGAGATTCAGCAATAATTTTCAATGTTTCTAATTTATTTCTTGCATCACCGTATGTGGTACTTTCTGATAGAACACCTTCTAAAATTTGTTGAACTCGATAATCTAAAAGTTTTAAGTCTTTATTGATGCATTGTTCGACACACTCTTCTTTGGTTAACGTGATTTGTTCCATTGTGTCCCTCCTTAAGTTCATATAACATGAACTTTTTCTTTAAAAAAATATAAGTGTATTTTCTCTACCGGTATATCTAGTAGTTGTATAGCTTTCCATATTTCACTGTCTTTCCAACCAACTTTACCGTTGAGTTTTAAGGATAAACTTCTCTCTGACAATTTCATAGCAATTGCAAAATTGTACTGAGTGCCATACTTTTCTACTATTTTCCCACTCAAACGTGAGTAGTCGTAACACATAAAAGCACCTCCTCTCAAGTTCACGTATCATGAACTTAATTATACTTTACACCTTTTTTGAATCAAGTCAATACAAAAATTCATGATTTATGAACTTTTTTGTTGAATTTTTGTTCAACAAGCTTTATTATGAAGTTATCAAACGGAGGTGCACTAAATGAGAGAAAAAGTTTCAAATAGACTTAAACACATTATGAAAATAAGAAACTTAAAACAAGTAGATATCATTAATAAATCGAAACCTTATCAAAAGAAACTAGGTATATCTTTAAGTAAAAGCACTTTATCTCAATATATTAACGACGTACAATCACCCGACCAAGATAGAATTTACCTACTTTCTAAAACTCTGAACGTTGGTGAAGCGTGGCTTATGGGGTATGATGTAGATTCTTATCGAGTTCCTGATGAAGAACGTCAAGATGAAACGATAATGTCAAAAATCAATAACATATTTTCTCAACTCACACCTCCCCGCCAAGAAAACGTACTTAACTATGCAAATGAACAATTGGAAGAACAGAATAAAGTCACTTCTATAGATGGATATAAAGAGTCTAAACTAGTATCGTATATTGCATGTGGTGCAACTGGTGCTGGCATAGGAGAAGAATTATATGATGACATATTGCATGAAGAAGTATTTTTTAAAGAAGACGAAACGCCATCAAATGCTGATTTTTGTATTTTAGTTAATGGTGATTCAATGGAACCTATGTTAAAACAAGGAACATACGCTTTTATTAAGAAAGAAGATTCTATTAAAGATGGTACAATTGCACTCGTTGTATTAGATGGAGTAAGTCTTATCAAGCGTGTAGATATATGCGAAGACTATATTAATTTGGTATCTCTAAATCCGAAGTATGATGATATCAAAGTCGCTTCGTTTAGTGATATTAAAGTAATGGGCAAAGTTGTATTGTGATTAATAACGTATATTTAGCACTTTAATATAAATATAAACAAAGGAGAAATTGACATGAAAAAAGCAATCTTAACTTTAAGTCTTATATTTATTACCTACTACCTCACTTTTAAATATATGTGGATTAAAGAATTGAAGTATTAATCATGCTTATTTGAAAAAGACGTCTATTTCAGCAGTGTTTGAAAGGAAGTTTATAATGAAAATAAAAAATTGCAAAATAAAAAAAGAAACTATAGTATATGAAGTTTTAACTAGTGGTAATCAACCATTCACTTATGAGTTACCTAAAGATTTATCGTCACATAATGCGCGTAAATACTTGGAATTTATTTCACAAAAAATAGATGGCGATAAGTTAACCAAAGAAGATTCATTATGATTTTACTAATCAAAAAACGCCTACAAGTGTAGACGTTGAATGGTGGTGAGAATTTTATGGCGGATAAAAACAAAAAACAAGAAGCTACTCGTAGTAACCCAATAAACAAAAGTTTTGAAAAGCCGGGTGCCAGCGAAAACTTAAAAAGCACTTTATCAGAAAAAGCTAAGAAAAAAGATTAATATTCATTCATTAAATATAAATCCAATTTAATTTGTTGTTTAAGGTCTACAAGTGTATGTTTAATATACAATTCATCGTTTGACGGTAAATCAGATACTTTGAAATCTTGTCGCTCAACCTCTAGTAAATCGAAATCGCTACCAGCTGAATTATAGGTTTTAAGTTCACCCTCTTCAATGATTCTGTTTTCAAAGTCTTTAATAACTATAAATACTGGTTTACCGTTGTTATTAAACAACTTGTCTCTTTTGTCTAATAAGCTTATACAATCCAAATTCATAAACTTTCTTGTTTCATTAATTAACCAGATAATGAATTTAACAATTAAAGGATTAAATACAAGCACTGTTAAAACAAAAATAATTAGAAACCAAATATTTGCTTTTAGACCTGTAAGCAACTGAAGTAAACTCAAATTTTTTAAATCAACATTATTAAAAATTATAAAAGTATAAAACCATATCAAACATGTTTCAATAGAAAAAATCAATAATACAGGAGTATTGATAATCTTGTTTTTTTCACTAACTAAACCTATCATTGTTAGATATTTATATGGTATGTAACCTAAAACTCCTGTAAGAAGAAGCGCCCCTAGAAATTGAGTCATCTTATCACCTACTTTTTATTTTATTATAACATATTTAGTACCTAGTACTAAATTTTGGGTAGCCCGCCTACCCTTATTATTTTTTGCCAATTTTGAGGAGGGAACGCATGAAAACACGTTGTTACGATGGTAAAAAATGGCAATATGAATTTAAGCATGAAGGAAAAAGATACCGTAAGAAAGGTTTTAGAACAAAGCGTGAAGCTAATTCTGCTGGACTAGACAAGTTAAATGAGTTAAGAAGTGGTTTTAATATAGATAACTATATAACTCTTGCAGAATACTTCGAAAATTGGATTAAAACATATAAACAACCTGTTGTTAAAGAAAATACCTACCGTCATTATAGAAATGCATTACAACATATACAAAAACATAAAATAGGTAAAATGGAGTTATCAAAGATAAATAGACAAGTTTATCAGAAATTCATAAACGACTATTCAAAAGAACACGCAAAAGAAACTATAAGAAAAACAAACGGTGCTATTCGGTCAGCTTTAGATGACGCATTATATGATGGACTTATTTTTAAAAACCCCGCTTATAAAGTTAATTATAAAGCCGGAAAACCTACGAAGTCAGAACAAGAAAAATTCATCTCGGTAACTGAATATGAAATACTAAAAGATCACGTCAGAAAGAAGAGAACTCGTTCATCATTAGCGCTATTCATAATGATTTGTACGGGTTGTCGTGTCAGTGGTGCAAGAAATATAAAGATTGAGCATATCAACCAAGTGAAAAACACTATATTTATTGACGAGCGAAAAACCGATACTTCCCCTAGATATATCAGTATCGCTAAATCTGATATGAAACACATTATGGACGTCATAAGTACATTTGCAATTAGCTATGATGGTTACATTTTCAAAGAAGCCGGATTTATAATTAACCTTCAGGCTATCAATAATGCTTTGAAATCAGCCTGTAGAGTCAATAATATACCAATTATTACATCGCACGCATTAAGACACACTCATTGTTCTTATTTACTAGCAAAAGGTGTATCTATACATTACATTTCTAAAAGATTAGGTCATAAAAATATAGCAATAACTACATCCGTGTATTCTCATTTGTTAGAAGAAAAATTTAATGAAGAGGACAAAAAAACAACTAAAATTTTAGAAAGTATGTAATTTAGGGACCCATTAGGGACTCCAAACCCAATAAATACTGTTGTTACAAGGTTTCTATGTATCCAAACTGGGGGGGCAATATAAACGCGCTGATTTAATCGGACAATCTTCTTATATTAAAAATAATGATGTCGTAATATTCAATGAAGCATTTGATAATGGCGCATCAGATAAATTATTAAGTAATGTAAAAAAAGAATATCCTTATCAAACACCTGTACTCGGCCGTTCTCAATCAGGGTGGGACAAAACTGAAGGTAGCTACTCATCAACTGTTGCAGAAGATGGTGGCGTAGCGATTGTAAGTAAATATCCTATTAAAGAGAAAATCCAGCATGTTTTCAAAAGCGGTTGTGGATTCGATAATGATAGCAACAAAGGCTTTGTTTATACAAAAATAGAGAAAAATGGTAAGAACGTTCACGTTATCGGTACACATACACAATCTGAAGATTCACGTTGTGGTGCTGGACATGATCGAAAAATTAGAGCTGAACAAATGAAAGAAATCAGTGACTTTGTTAAAAAGAAAAATATCCCTAAAAATGAAACGGTATATATAGGTGGCGATCTTAATGTAAATAAAGGTACTCCAGAGTTCAAAGATATGCTTAAAAACTTGAATGTAAATGATGTTCTATATGCAGGTCATAATAGTACATGGGACCCTCAATCAAATTCAATTGCGAAATATAATTACCCTAATGGTAAACCAGAACATTTAGACTATATATTTACAGATAAAGATCATAAACAACCAAAACAATTAGTCAATGAAGTTGTGACTGAAAAACCTAAGCCATGGGATGTATATGCGTTCCCATATTACTACGTTTACAATGATTTTTCAGATCATTACCCAATCAAAGCCTATAGTAAATAG